CATCTTCACCTTCAATGCCTTCAGGCATTTCTTCAAAACGATCTTTAAGCGTCATGTGCTATCTCCATGCCATGTTGGGTGTAGCCTGTTTTGTCCAGCCAGTTATCTTCATGGCGTGGATTGGCAACACAACGCACAGATTTTCCAGCGTCATACATCAGCGCTACTACATGCGGTGGAATGTCCTCTATTTGAAGAAGCGCGCCCCACATGCGCCCAATGGCTATGAAGTTTGTGATTGCATCACCATGAATTTCTTGGCGTTCTTCAAGAATTGCATCTACTTTTTTGGACACTTACAAAGTCCTTTGAAGTGCAACCTGATTGCTTCATTACTGCTTTTAATTCCTTCAGATCTAAGAGCGGAAAGAACTAAGTTTGCAGAAAATCCTTTTGCCCATGCTTCATCTAATGCCTTTTGATTTTCAGGCGTTAATGAGTCATACATAGCCTGATACGGGCAGTAATCAGTCTTGCGTGTTTTTACTTTACTTAATTCATTTAATCTATCTGCTAATCCCATGATGCCTCCTACAATAAGATTACAGGAAAAAAGTAAACCCCGCTTTTTAGGGCGGGGCTACCTTCCTACTTAGCCTTCTTTTTTGGAGCGGCTTTTTTCTTTGTGACTTCAGCCTTTAGTAACTTATCTATTTCAACATCTGCCTGGTCTGCTAAGCGACCAAAGGCGGGATCATTCTTATCAACTGCGCGCAATGCAGGGCTGACAACACCCGCAATAACAGCAAATAAATAGATCTTTGGATCTGTTTGGTTAGTCATCAAGAGCGGGGTAATCGCTACGATAACGCCGCGCATATAGGACTTAATAACTGACTTCATAATTGGTGACATGTCCGTTCAACCTTCCTGTTTATTTGGGTCTTGCTATTGCCATTATTGTCGCATAGGTGCGCTTTTTGAGGTAGTAACCGTCACCGTTGGACTGACTGCCCTTTTTATCGGCTGAGGTATTTCCTTCATAGCAATACATATATTTTAAGGTGGTGTTGTGAGCCTTCACAATCCCCACATGGTCTGCCTGAGCGTCTGCGTCAAATTGATAAAAAACTAGATCTCCAGGCTGAGCCTGACCTATTGGCACTATTTGATTGTTCTTTGTTAGGTACTTTAGCCATAAATCGCAAGAGGCAAATCCCTTTTTTGTATTGGCTACTGAACTGATAGCCCCTGCGTCAAAGTACATTTTAGATGCAGACATGGCGCACCAGGGTTGATTGTTTAGACCAAACCACTTACCAAATGTGGTGTCATTGTTATCGCCTTCTTTGTAATCAACTGAAGCCGCACACAAATCTAATAATTTCTTTACATCAATCATACTGCCTCCACTTGTGATTTTAATACTGCTACATCTGTTTTAATTTCAGATTGGTTTTCTACTAATCTGTTTATCTGATCTTTCATAGACAAGCCGCCGTTTTCGTAAACTTGATATTCAATGCGAACTAAACGCTTATCTTGTTCAGTAAGTCTGCAATCTAATTTGCGCCAAATTCTAAAACCACCAATAGGCAGACCAACACAAAGCGCCATCAATTGCGCTATTGCTAATGCAAGATCTAAAGTAATTTTCACGGCTGAAGTTTACCAATTAAGATATAAAATAAGTTCCTGAAATATAAAAATAACTAGCGGTGGTTAGCGCTGTTGGTTTGTTGTAACTAAAAATATCTTGCCCACCGTTAGCCGTTGGGTGATAAAGGGTGATTGTGTTAGATCCACTGCCTAGATCTGCCAACAAAGTGTAATGATTTGCTCCTTTGTGCAAACCGCCTATATGTTGATAATCGTTGTCGGGATTAAGACCACTAGGCAAGGTAAGCGTGTATTGGCTTGAACCAAAATTAGTTACATTTGTGCAAGAAACATTGATGCTATAAAAAACCATTTTTCCTATTTTGATGTAATAACCTGTTGCGGGCGTTCCTGTATAGGCAAGACCAGTGGCTGACCATGTTGAAGTAAATGAGATTTTAGGAGATCCAACATTGTTATCTCCAAAAATTACCCATTGTGTGCCGTTCCAATACTCAACATAATTGCCTGTGCTGTTGTAAACAATATCTGCTACGCGTGGATAAGGAGGAACAGTGCTGACGCTAGGGGCTGTAAAGCGCACAGCAGTTTCTAATTTGCGCAAGCGTTGTTCAATATCTGCAAACATTGCAAATAAGTTAGGTGGCTGATTGATGTATCCCATTATCCAACCGTTCCTTGTGCGCATGAAAGAGTTACGCGTTCAGGTCCATCTTCACCTGGCTGAACTGATACACCAACAATACGGAAAACTTCATCAAATCCATTAGGAAAACGATCATCTTTGATGACAACACGGCAGTCATCTCCCACTTCATAAGAACCAAACTCAGGATTGATATAGGCAGGCACTGTAATTTTCATTGTGATTGGTGGATAAGAAAGAGCCGTTACTGCGCCCACTGCAAGACTATCCAAAACGCTTTGATCCGTAATGTCTGAATAGTTTTGTTGATCTTCTAAAAGCGCCCAACCCTCAGCAAATCGGGTGACATCTTGCGCGCCTGAAATCAATTTACCTTCATTAGATCCAGCGCCTAAAGCGTAAACAGAATTAGCGGCAATAGATCCATCTTCAGGGTATTCATACTCAACAATGTTGCCAGCAGGAAATTCAAATACAGGAACATCAAGAGCGGTTGTGCTGTAAACCAAACCACTGCGGGGATAGTAAGTGTTAAATGCTTTAGTAGGAAGTCCAGTAATGCCGTCATAAGCCACATCAATGTGAAAATCAAACCCGTCACCCTGGCGAGATAGATCCTGGATAGCCTGAAAAACGCCTTTGAGTTCATAATAATAATAGACGCGATCTACCAAAATGCCTGAAGTTGTTTGTCCTTCGGTGTTATAGATAACGCCAATGTCACCGTATGGTTTTGCTTGCGCATCTTCTATAAGAGTCTTAGCAATCACCAATTGATCAATCTGTGTGAACTGAACATCTTGCGTAATTCTTCTACGGTCAAAATATGAGATCCACTCACGGGCATTATAGGTAACTGTCTGCTCAGTGCTGTTATAGGTGCGCCCCCAAATGACACCGCCCCATACCAAAATGCCATTGCGATCTACATAAAGACCGCATTTGCCAGGAATGGTTGAGGCATCAACATTGAATTGATAAGTGTTAATGCCTGACAAAAGCAAATGACCCTGGAAAGAACCAGCCTGATTAAGTTGTTGAGTAAAGCCAACTCCAGTTAAAGGAAGTTCACCAATAATCTCATTAGTTAAGAGATCCACAAAAAGATAGCGGTATGTAGTTACTGCCATGTTTATCCCTAACTAATCCAGTAAATTTTCTTTTATTAACTTTAGTACCCTCTTGTGCCTATTGCTTTGAGTAAACCTATTATAGAGATTATCTAATCCTAAATTGGGTATTACTTCTTTTAATTTTACAGTTGCTAAAGCAATATCACCCAGTTCTTGCGTAATCTCATATTGATGCAAGACCACTTTTTTATCTGTTTTGAAATGGATATAAGCCATAGCCTCATCTTTTGTCAGAGTCATTTGATCCACGCCAGCCCAAAATTGATAAGTCATTGTAATTATTCTGTACCAACGGCTTATATCAAACCCGCCAGCAGTTACAAACCCTGATTGGCTGGCAGATGTTTTGTGCATATAAGGAGGCGTAAATTCCATAATTAAAGGTTCTTCACAAAAAAATAACCATGAATGATCATATTCAACCGTGTGAGCGTTTTCAAAAGCAGGTCCATGATCATGCCATGAGCCAGTATCAGAAATGATTTGATTATTAGTTACATCTACTTTGTCATTAATAGCGTGTGTTAAAACATAAGTGTTTTTATACATGCTTCTCATTGCTGAACAACCGTGATAATTGGCTGTGCTTTTAGGCGGCAGGGTAGCCACTAAAGGTTTTGGCGGTTGCCAAATTAAATTCATTAAAGTGGATCTGTCAGGTTGAGATGCAACAGCCCAATACACATTGATTACATCTGTATTCATGTTTGCCTTCCTTCTTAAACTAGGTTAATTGATCCCAGTCCAAAACATCTTCATTCCAAACATAAGCCCCACCTTCAGCAGGATAAGGTTTAGGCGCTTCCCATACATAAGTTTCTGTGTTCAAAATCCATGACTCAAAA